AATAAGTTTAATCCTATTGAAGAATTGAGAGAGGTGTTAAGTGACTACACTTTCTAAACCTGTGAAAGACCCTAAAAAAGTAAAAATGGGTAAGAAAAGCAGGGCTGCTGGAAATAGATTTGAGGGGTTGGTTCGAAAAGATTTAGAGTCAAAAGGATGGATTGTAGATAAGTTTACTAATAATGTTAAGTTTGAAAAAAATATTAAAGAGTTTTCCGTTTGCAAAGGACATCATCCACACACAGAAATTGAGATTGATGGAAAGAAAACTGGTTATCACATGGAACCAGGATATACTATTGAGGGAAAATTAGTTCCTTGCAAGCCGAAGTTTAATCCATTCACAAAATCACTAATGATGAATAGTGGTGGCTTCCCTGACTTTATTGCTTTTAGAACATCTAATATGCCAATACATTCAGACTGTTCATTAGGGGAGACAAATTTATGGACTAAGGGATATGAGAATCTTGGTGTTGAATCAAAGATGGATGGAAAGTTAGACAAGGAAGAAAAAGAAAAGTGTAGGTGGTTATTAGAGAACAATATTTTTAGCAAAATCCTAATCGCCCAAAAATCAGAAAAGCGCGGCGAGATTATTTATAAGGAGTTCAATGACTAGAAAATTATTAGCCATAGATTTTGATGACACGTTGACTAATGGAAATGCTAAATGGTGGAAAGGTGAAGAAGCTGAACCAAAGAAAGAGATTTTAAAATGGTTAGATAAGGAATATATAAAGGGACACATTATAATCATCCATAGCGCAAGGCCTTGGTCTGTTGCGAAAGATACAGAGGCTTGGTTGATGAAGCATGGTGTCAGATTTCATGGATTAAGATTTGGAAAACTATCTGCAGATTTATATGTGGATGATAAAGCCATTAATGTGAGAGATATCACATGACTCAACCTAAATTCATGATTCATTCTTTTTCCAGATATCCAGCCATTTACTTTAGAGTGCCCAAAGTTGCCTCTACTTCTTTATTGATATCGTTTAGAAAGGTTGATACCGTCGAGAAAGTAGAAGAATACAATACCCTCCAGTTTAAGTTTGCTTTCGTAAGAAACCCATTTGATAGGTTGACCAGTTGTTATAGGCACGTTATTAGAAACGGAACTCCTGAAGTATTAAGTGGCTGTCCTGGAATGAATAGGGAAATGAGCTTTGAGAAGTTTGTTGATGCTATCTCCGAGATTAAAGATGTTTCCAAAATGGATATGCACTTCAGACCACAATATACTTTCTTCCCAGAGAAGCCAGACTATATCTGTAAATTTGAGGATTTAAATGAAGATTATCTTAAAGTTTGTGAAAAGATAGGTTTCCGCGCTCCCGATTTGCCCTGGACGAATAGCACTGATAAAACAATTTTCAAAGATTATTATAATGAGATAATTATAGAAAAAGTTATAACTATTTACAAAAAAGACTTCGAGCTATTTGGTTATTCTAAACGGGGAGAAAAATGAATGAAAAAGAAATCAGATACTTCTCCATGTTCACAGGTGTCGGAGGGTTTGAACTTGGAATTGAACGAGCCTACGATTCTAAATCACTTTCCGAGATCGAGCAAAACGGGAAAGGGAGGAACGGGACTTCTGAAAAGCCAGGAACATTGCTTTGCCCCGGATCGATCTCCCCATTATGTGTTGGATTCTCGGAAATCAATAAATACGCAAACCAAATCCTCAAACAAAAGTTCCCCAATACAAAAAACTTTGGAGACTGCACAAAAATTAACCCAGAAGAACTACCTGACTTTGATTTCCTCTGTGGAGGATTTCCTTGCCAATCATTCAGCATTGCTGGAAAGCGGAAAGGGTTTGAAGACACTAGAGGCACAATGTTTTTTGAGATTGCAAGAATTCTTAAAGTTAAAAGACCTAAAACTCTACTCCTCGAAAACGTCAAAGGCTTACTCAATCACAACAAAGGGGAAACTTTTAAAGTCATCCTTCAAACGCTGGATGAATTGGGGTATGAAATTCAATGGATGGTTCTTAACAGCAAATTTTTCGGAGTTCCCCAAAACAGAGAAAGGGTATTCATTATCGGAAGTCTTAGAGGAGAACCCAGACCAGAAATACTTCCTCTCGGAGCAATCAACAAAGAGGATTTTAAACAATCCGAGAAACCAAGTGCGACCATCACATCAAGATATTATAAACAAGGAAACGCAGACCCCTATATCTCCTACGCAAGAAGAGATAGAAGCCAACAGTCAAGGGTCTATAATCAAGAAGGAATTAGCCCAACCCTCGCAGGAGCAAGTAAATTGAGTGGAGATTGCACGCCTAAGATAGTTGCAATGGTTAACCAAGTAGCAACAAAAAGAACTTTTGAAACACCTAAAGAAATCAATGAGTTTCTTAGAGCTAATCGTGGACTTTTCACAATAAAAGAAATAGCAATTAAATTAGAATTACCAATAACTAAAGTTGAGCATTATTTCAGAGTAGATAGTTCAAGAGCAATACCTTCACCAAAAGTTTGGAAAGAGTTAAAAAAATTATTATGTTTTAGAGATGATTACGATGATGAAGTTACAGACGTATATACTAAAGAGGTTGAGTTTGAACAAACCAGGAGAGTTTATGACGATTCAATCGCACCAACAATAAATGCAACTCAACCAAGCATCCATGCGGTTCTAACTCCTGACAGGATAGAGAAAAGACAAAACGGCAGAAGATTCAAAGAAGATGGAGAGCCAAGTTTTACTTTAACTGGCCAAGATGTTCATGGAGTGAGCAATGGAATGAAAATAAGAAGACTAACTCCAATTGAATGTGAGCGACTTCAAGGATTCCCTGATAATTGGACTAAAGGTTTTTCAGATACTCAAAGATATAAAATGATGGGCAATGCAGTTACAGTGAATGTGATTGAAGCAATAATGGGGAGACTAATTTGAAGAAATGCCCTGTATGTAACAAAACTGGAAAGAAATGGAAAACAATATTCGTAAGAGGAATTCTAATTAAAGCAGGATGTGGAAGTTGTGGATACTCTTTAGACAGAACAAAGGGTTTAAAAGCATAACTCTACTCCATAGTGACATGGTAATATATATCCAAAGGGCTCCTGATATTCGAATTAATCGCACGACCATGCGAAAGATGTCAGGACACCCCTAATTTTATATATTTTAATTACTTACTCAATTCATGGATTTTACAATAGATTTCAGACAATTGAAAGCTAATGGAAAGATGACTGAACTAGAAGTAGTGATTAGTGCATTTGTTTTAGGACTAGGACTCACACTAGGAACTTTATTAATTTAGCAACATTTATTAATTCTAACATATTATAGTTTATATGCAAATAGAGATGATTCCAATAGGAGAAGCTATTCCTTACGAAAGAAATCCAAGAAAGAATAACAAAGCGGTAGACGTAGTTTCTAAATCAATAAAAGAATTTGGTTTTAAAGTTCCAATTATTCTAGACAAAGATAACGTAATAATTACGGGCCACACTAGATTAAAAGCTGCGCAAAAATTAGGACTAAAAGAGATTCCTGTAATTTGGGCAGATGATTTAACTGAATCTCAAGTAAAAGCTTTCAGAATAGCTGACAATAAAACCGCAGAATTCGCAGAGTGGGATTTAGACTTACTTAAAATGGAGTTAAAAGATTTAGATGCTTTAGAATTTGATTTAGACTTAACAGGATTTCCATCTAACGAACTAGGAGATATACTTGGTGGTGGTGAAGTTAAAGAAGATAATTTTGAAATCCCTAAAGAACCAAAATATAAAATAGAGCAAGGAGAAATCTGGGAATTAGGAAATCACAGACTAATGTGTGGGGATAGCACAAAAGAGGTAGACGTTGACGCTTTGATGGGCGAAAACAAAGCAATCTTAATGGTAACAGACCCTCCTTATGGTGTAAATTATGACCCTAAATGGAGAGATGAAGCAGATAAGAAAGGAATATTGGGGAATCCTTATCCTACTAGATCCCTGGGAAATGTCTTAAATGATGATAGAATAGACTGGTCTGACGCATATTCTTTATTCAAAGGAGATATAATGTATGTCTGGCATGCTGGAAAATACGCGGCAGAAGTCGCAGAAAGTATTAAGAAAGTAGAGTTTAAATTAATAAACCAGATAATATGGGTTAAACCACATTTCATTCTAAGCCGAGGAGATTATCACTGGAAGCATGAACCTTGTTGGTATGCTGTAAGAAATGGGCAAAAACACAATTATCATGGAGATAGAAGTCAGACTACTGTCTGGGAGATTAGTGGGATGAATTGTTTTGGTGGTTCAAAAGATAAAGCTGATGAAAGAACAGGACACGGAACTCAAAAACCAGTACTATGTATGGAAAAGCCAATAATAAATAACTCACAAGAAAAAGATGGAGTTTACGATCCATTTGGAGGTTCTGGAACAACCCTAATTGCATGCGAACGGACAAAAAGAAAGTGTTTTATGATGGAACTAGATGAATTCTATTGTTCGATTATTATTGAGAGGTGGGAGAAATTAACAGGGAAAAAAGGAGTAAAACTTAACACAGTTAACGAAAAATGGTAAAAATGAGTCTAATAAAGTTTAAAGAAGCGGTCAAAGGAAGTAGAGGTATAATTACAATTATAGCCAAAAACTTAGGAAATTCAAGAAAAGCAATATATGACTTCATGGAAAAACATCCAAAGATGAAAGAATTAGTTGAAGAAGAAGCCGAAATGCCAGTAGACAAAGCAGAGAGTGTCTTGCATGCCAAACTCAATGAGGGAGACATGGATGCTGTGAAATTAATTTTATTAAACCATAAAAGAGGTAGGAAAAGAGGATATGGTGTAAAACACGAAGTCGAACATTCTGGAGAGATAGACACTAAATATGATGTTGAAGTATTTGTAACTCACGAAAGAATTAATGATGAAGCTAAGAACGACGATAGTTTACCAAAAGACTGATGAAGCCTATAAGGCAGGACATCCTATAATTATTCATCAAGGCGGAACGAGATCAGGAAAGACTTACAATATTCTTATTTGGTTAATTATCATGGCTCAAACTAAATGGAATAACAAAGTAATTGATATTACTAGAGACACTATGACAGCTCTGAGAGCAAGTGCAATGTTTGATTTCTTTCAAATCTTAGAAAAATTAAATCTTTATTATGTGGATAGCCATAACAAATCCGAAAACATTTATAGATTAGGCTCAAACATATTCAGGTTTTTTGGAACTGATGATGACCAGAAAGTCAGAGGTCCAGGGAGAGATATCATATTCATCAATGAAATGAATGGGGTCAAACACTCAGTCTATAAACAGCTAAACCAGAGAACCAAAGAACTCATGATTGGAGACTATAATCCCTCGGATGAATTCCATTGGATTTATGAAAATATTTTAGTAGACAAAGATTGTTTCTTTTTCAAGACAACTTTCAAAGATAACGATCACTTGCCTGCTAGAATAATTAAAGCTATTGAGAAATACAAAGAAACAGATCCTAACTATTGGAGAATCTACGGGTTAGGGGAAAGAGGTCTCGCCCAAGCCACAATTTATTCCAATTGGGATTATACTGATAATAAGTTTGAAGACTTTGAAGGACAGGAATTTTTCGGTTTAGACTTTGGATTCAATAATCCTACTGCAATGGTTAGAATAAGATATCATGAAGTTGGAATATTTATGGAACAATTAATTTACAAGAGCCAATTAACTAGTGATTTAATAGTTTTAGAATTAGACAAACTCAAAGAGAAAAAGATTCTAACTTATGACTCAACAATTTACGCAGATGGGGCAAGGCCAGAGATAATTGAAGATATAAGAAAAGCAGGTTATAATATTCAGAAAGCCAATAAAGAGAAAGACAGTGTTTTACGTGGCATCAATTTTATCAAGAGACATAAGATTTGGATACCAAAAGAATCGTTGGATTTGATAAAAGAATTTAGAACATACAAATGGAAAGTAGATAAAGACGATCACGTTTTAGATGTTCCTGTCGATTTGAATGATCATTTAATGGATTCCTGTAGATATGGCTTAAATGAAGTTTCAGGATATGGTGGTGAAAGAGGAATTTTAGATGGGGGAGAGATGTTTGGGGATTTATAGCAAGTTTTTTAATGATGGGAAACTATAAGATAACATGAAAATTTTAGGATATGATCTTATAAAGAGTGAAACGTTGTCTAATTTTCAAAATCAATTCTCTGAAATAAAGAAAGCTCTCAAAGATTCAGAAATGCTTAGACCAGATGCGGAGATGCACAACAGATCAACTGCAGAAGCAGATGGGGCAAGAGTTCCACTTTATCCAGTAAGCGAATACAGAATATGGGATTTAGCAAAACATTCAGACATTGTTATTACTGTAATTGAGGCTTTGAAGGATGGAATTTTCAGAAGAGGAGATGAGATAGAAGAAAAGTTTGAAGGTGCTGATGAATTACAGAAGAAAAAGATTGAAGCGGTCAAAAATAAAGCAAATGAAAACGACCAAGAACTTAGTGATGTGCTTGATGAGATTGAGGATGATTTAGATATTTTAAACAATGCTTATTTGTTATCGATTAAGGATTATGTGTTTGATGGAGATGGAGAAATAATAGATAAACTTACAGTACCTAGGGAATTTATTCGTGCTGCCCCATTAAAAATGAGAATTATAGCAGACAAACAAGCTAGAAGAGGTTACACTCAAGACGGGAGAGTTTATGTTTCTCCTTCTGATAGATCTAAATTAATCGATGAGAAAACTGCAATTAGCCAAGGATTTAAAGATAAAGCTACTGGGAAGAAATTACAACCTGCTTATTTTAGAGGAGAGACTGACTACGGAAAATATATTTATTATTTTGAAGATGAGGTTTTACACATATCTAAAACTCCTACTTTATTATACGGTTATCCCAAACTACTAGCCTCGTGGATGAAGGTCGAGGCCTTGATAGCACAAGATAGATTCTTGTTATTGAATTACAGAAAGGGTAGACCTCCAAGGGGAATCTTGGCGATGAACACAACTAATTATGCAAGTGCTAGAAAGTCTTGGGAACAATTAAAAGCGGAAACTAAGAAAGATCCTCATGGAATTCATCCGATGTTGATTGAAACTAAAGATGGAAAAAACGGAATCAATTGGATTGAAATGATGAAGCCACTTGCAGATATGCAGTTCATAGAAACAAGAAATGAAATGAGAAGAGCGATTGGTGCAATTTACGGAGTCCAACCAATCTTTAGTTCAGATATGGGAAATGCTGGTGGACTAAACAATGAAGGATTACAGATTAGTGTAACTAACAGACCAATTTTGAGAGGTCAGAGAGTTTACAACACAAAGGTTTTCCCATGGATTATGAAACAATTAAATATTACAGATTGGAATTGGAAACTCGCAGAACCTGAAGAGAGAGACGAAACTGAAGATGCCAGAAGACTTGGAATAAAAATTGATAATGCTGTTAAAATGTCTCAAATGGGTTTTGATGTTAAATTTGATTCAGAAGAAGAAGATTTTAGTTATTCAGAAGTGGCAGTTAAACCAACTGAAACATTTTTCCCAGGAACGGTAGGACAGACTTCAAATCCAAGTCCTCAACAAATGGGGGGAATGCCTAGTAAAAGTTTCTTAGATTTAGATGATTTAAAATTTGAAAGAAAGATGAATGGTTTGATTAGTAAAGCCTATGAAGTCTTGTCTAGTGAATTAGTAAAAGAAGATTCTCTAATAACTAAACAGGAAAATTCAATATTCATAGCATTCATTTCTAAAAGTATTTTTGATAAAACCTATGAAGGTTTAACCAAGTCGGTAAGTAATAGAATAAATGAGATTATACTCAAAGGTATTTCTGAGAAGATAAGCAGAGCATCAATGGTCACTAAATTAAAGAACTTAGGAGTAGACCAAAACCAAGCAGATTTAATAGTTCGAACTGAATCAAATGTTTTAAAAAATAAAGCTAGAGAATTTAATTTTGATAATGCAAAAGGATCTTCTAAATTTAAATATAAATGGTTAGGTCCGAAAGATAATCGGACTTCAGATATAAGTAAAGAGATTGTTAAAAAATCTGTAAAGGGCATGACTTTAAATGGTTTGAAGAAATTAGTTAGAAAGACTTCAGAAAGTTTTGGATTTAAACCAGATAGGGATTGGTTCTCACATTATAATCAGCGCCACACATTTGTGAGGGTGATATGATGAAGTTTTTGATATGTTGGAGATTAAATGTTAACTGAAAGAAAACTAATAAATTTTGGAATAGAAGAAGGGCAGCTAGAGAAAACTAACATACTTTTAGGAAAAGGAAAGATTGTGAAAATATTTGTTGAATTTGAAGAAGACACTGAAGGCACTAGTTTAGAGATTACAACAAAAGAAGGAGAGTTAGTTCTTTTTGTAAAGTCTACAATCAATCCTGAAGTTTATTATCCGAGAGTAAATGTTGCAAGCCAAAGATACCAGGACTCTATGTCTGCAGTAATAGAAGAAAGCCAATCAATAATGGAACCAGTTTATTTCTTTGAAGGCTTAAATGTGAAAGTAGAAAGAGATAAAGTTGGAGAAA